TTCGGTAAACCATTTCGTGGTATCAATAAGCCACAACTTCTTAACACTGTAAATGCTAGTGCGTGTATCGTTGAGGTAGAGTTTTCTATCGGTGCCAAGAAAATAAAAGTCATTCGTGGTATTAAACCTGCCGTGTTTGAGATATACATCAATGGTAAGATGTATAACCAAGATGCAAACTCTCGTGACTATCAAAAGTATCTGGAACAACAAATCCTTAAACTGAACTATCGCAGTTTTACTCAGGTTGTAATTCTGGGTAGTTCTACCTTTGTTCCTTTTATGCAGTTGAAGGCTAGGCATCGTCGTGAAGTGGTAGAAGAGATTCTTGATATTCAGATTTTCTCTTTGATGAATATGCTTCTCAAACAGAAACTAAAAACGATAGACGATGACTTTAAAGATGTTGAATATAAGATTGCTCTATCATCTGAAAAAATTGAACTGAAAGAAAAGTATATTGAAGACATAAAAGAGAACAAGAGAAAGTTACTGACAGAGAAAAAATCTTCTATCACCAAGAACGAGAAAGAGATTGCCAAGAAGTCACAGATTATTGATTCTCTAAACAAGAAAAATGAGTTAAGTGCGCTTAGTATATCTGACTCAACTAAAATAAAATCAAAATTTGACAAACTGAGAGATATACAATCAACACTGAGAGAGAAACATAGAGCACATTCTAAGTTGGTTACATTCTTTGAAGACAACACTGATTGTCCTACTTGTCAGCAACATATTGATGAAGAGTTTAAGTTTGATATGCTTGATAAAAAGAGAGCAGATGCAGACAAGGTTAGTTTTGGTTTGAATGAGTTGAAAGAAGAGATAGATTCCACTAAAATCAAGATGAATGAAATCAATGTCGTTGTTGATAATATACAGAAAAATTCTGTGGAGGTTGCAAAGGAAAATAGTTCAATCACTCAGCTGGAAAAATTCAATAGCACTTTACAGACAGAGATTGAACATTTAGAAACAGGACATATTGAGAAGGCTGATTATAGAGACTTGGAGAAACTGAAAGAAGAGTTGCAAGTCTTTGTAGATAGAAAGTCAAAACTGAGAGAAGACAAAACATACGCAGAGGCATCAAAGAATATGCTGCAAGATACTGGTATCAAGACAAAGATTATCAAGCAGTATCTGCCTATTATGAATCGGTTAATCAATACCTACTTGACATCTATGGAGTTCTATGTTAACTTCACTTTGGATGAAAGTTTTGAAGAAACTATCAAGTCAAGATATAGAGATGACTTTTCTTATTCGTCTTTCAGTGAGGGTGAGAAGATGCGTATTGACCTTGCATTGCTTTTTACTTGGAGAGCCGTTGCAAAGATGAAGAATAGCACAAACACAAATCTGTTGATACTGGATGAAATATTTGATAGTTCTTTGGATAATTCTGGCACAGATGAGTTCCTAAAGATTCTAAATACTTTAGGAGATGAGAATGTATTTGTAATTAGTCATAAACAAGATGCACTTGCCGACAAGTTTAGAAACACAATCAAATTTGAGAAAGTGAAAAACTTTAGTCATGTTGTTGTTTGAATTGGAGGAACAAAAATTCAGTAGCATAGAGAGATAAGGAGGGTGATAATGTCACTTCTATATGCATTGATGATGCAGTACCGAGCCGATATTGAGAAAGCAAAGGCAAACATAGGTGTATATTTAAAAAATCCTGTTGGTATTGGGGAGCACGCAGACTTAGTTTCTGCCGTAGATAGCCAAGTAGAAATTATCGCTCACGCAGAAGATAAAATTATGGTTATTGACAAACATTTTACGGATTCAGAATGAATATTTTTACAGAACATCCATATCGCAATGGCGAAACCTATTTTCAGCATATGAAAACTGCTCTTAGTTTTGCAGGAACATTTTTGTTTTTGACTTTCACGGCAGTAACTCATGCGGTGCTACCTTTTTTGTTTGTCAATACTGGTAGTGACACGATAAAGAGATTGCACATGAATATGAAAGGAAGAACTAAGTGATATGTGGATATTGCAATAAACCCATAAACACAACAATAAAATACTACTTTGACGAAAGATTCTTTGTTAAGAACAGCAATAGACAAATACCATTTTGTAATGTTGAGTGTTCTACAAAGTGGATGACAAGAGAAAAACATTATGATATTAAAACTTCTGGATCCTAAAGATCCGAAACTTAGAATTCCCTGTGAACCTGTTGGTGATGATGTTGACAGAGTTCTACTGAAAACCAATCTACTTGAGACTATGGCAAATCACAATGGTTTGGGTTTGTCTGCAAATCAATGTGGTCTTATGCACCAAGCATTTGCTGCGTATATTGATTGGCCAGATAGAGTCAAGACCGTTTGTTTTAATCCAGAAATAGTGTGGAGCAGTGAAGAAACCTCTTACATAGAAGAAGGTTGTTTGACTTATCCGGGCCTATATCTAAAGATTCGCAGACCAGTAGAGATAAAGGTGACATATGAAAATGTTGATGGTAGTGTCTCAAAACAAGACCTCAAAGATCTGGAGGCTAGAATATTTCAACATGAATATGATCATATGAATGGTAGTGATTTTACAAAGAGGGTAAGTCCTCTTGTTCTTCAAAGAGCAAAGAAAAGACTTGTAAGTAACATTAAGAAAAACTTGAGAAGATATGGGAACATGTAATGGTTATACGAATTGAAAATGCAGTGCCTCCAATGATTTTGGAGTATTTGAAAACTTGTGTGCAGAACGAAGAACGATGGAATTATTCTTATCCAAAAGGTGCAGTCTTTGAAAAGAAGCACCCTAAACTAACCATCTATGATGGTAGTGATATCCCTGGCGCAAAATTTCTAGAAGGTATGGCGCACATGGTTCTTCTTATGGTATACAACAAAGCACTCAAAGATGGACTAGATGTATTTCAACCTACAATGCTCTGGTGTGGTGCATCAATTAAAGACAAACACAGAAAAGACAATATCCACACAGACCACGAGAAAGATGTGCCGAAGGACATGAAGGTTCTAAAAATTCTTGGTCTATTACACGCAGAATGGTCAGAAGATAATGGCGGCCATTTTCTACATGATGGAGAGGCACACAAAATGGTGCCTGGCACATTTCTAGTTTTCGACCCACTTAAAGAACATGCAGCCACTGATATCTTTACAGAGAAAAAAAGAATTGCTCTTGATTACACAGTTCTTGCAAAAACCTCTTGACAGAATGTGAATCATTGTGATATGATGTATAAAGTTTAGTGAAAAGAGTTAAATCGTATATATAGTTTAGGAGTTTTGATTGGTTCTCCTGATGTCGAACAAAACCAATTAGTTAATTGTATTGCCTTCGGGGATACAAAAAAGTAATCTTGCTTATTAAAGGAGAAAAAAAATGGTTACAAGTAAAGCACTAAGTCTATTTGAAAATTTCAATCAAATTACACCCTATGCAGTTGGTTTTGATCGTATGTTTGATCAACTATCAAACTATACCAATAACAACAGAGCTTCTACGGGGTTCCCGCCATACAACATCCGAAAAGGAGGTGAATATACCTATGTCATTGAAATGGCTGTGGCTGGATTTGGTAAAAAAGATATTGAAGTTGAGGTTGAAGATAGCACTCTTACTGTTCGTTCAGTTAAAGAAAACGATAAGTCTGATAATGACATTTATCGTGGTATTTCCTACCGTAAATTTGATCGTAAATTTACACTCGCTGATGACATTGTTGTTAACAGTGCTGAACTTGAGAATGGTATGCTCACAATCACACTGGAACGTGTGGTTCCAGAGCACAAGAAGCCTCGTCTTGTTGAGGTAAAGTAAATTGAAAATGGGGGTGGCTTAGTGTCACCCCCATTTTGTGTGAGGATATAATATGGGTTTGAAAATACAAGATGGCAACATTGCAGATTTTGGTATTGATGCCATGACTGATGATGGTGTCAAAGAGTTGACTTCTGCTAAAAGTCTATTTACGGTAGACAATTATAATGCAATGCTGGAAAGAGCAGTTATGCCTGGAGATGATTCCAGTGTAAACACTGAAGATTTGAGAGAAAAAACTATGAGTGAAGAAAAAGATTATGAGATTTTTTATAACGATGAAGGTGTAAAAAAGGTCAGGACAACCGGTGGTAATACTTATCCAGAAGGTTCGACCGAGTATGCTAAAATCGTTGGTGAAGCAACTTCTGAACAGAATCAAGGTTTGGAAATTGCGATGCGACCTATTTTGAACTTCAATATACTTAGAGTGGAGTTTCCACAAGAGATTATTGATGAATTGAATCAACACATTGATGATGATATTATTCCTAACAGCAAAAGTTTTGCTGATGGTTTGGTTGGTCAACTGAAAGAGGATGAACGCTCTGCTCAGTTGGATTTTCCTTTTGATACTGATGTTGGTAAGCAACTTGAAGTTGTATTCAATCAGATTGGCACAACATATCTTAAGAAGGGATATGACCGTGATGCCACAGCTGAAGTAATGCAGTGTTGGACCAACCATGCATATGCTGGTGATTACAATCCTTTTCATGATCATGGTGTAAGAACTGTGGCTGGATTGTCTGGTTTTCTATGGTTGAAGGTTCCCCAGTGTATTCAGGATACGCCGGATGTTCCTAAGATTAACAATGCTTCTGGTGGTGTTGATGGTTGGACACATCTATGTTGGGGCACTAATAGTATGCGTGACTTGATGCAGTTGCGACCACAGACAGAAGATTATGTGAAGCCGATTGCAGGAACGATGTTGGTGTTCCCGCAATGGTTGAAGCATCAGGTATTACCTTTCTTTGGTGAGGGTGAAAGACGTTCTATTGCGATGAACTGGAATGTTCATGATAGTGAAGAAGAGCGTAAGAAGTATATGTCTGACCGTGAGGCAGAACTATATGATGCAAAGAAGGCTTCTGATGGTGAATGATGTAAAATTGACACAAAGGCCGCCGCCGGTTTACAAATATGATGAAGATCGTTTGATCTCTGATTTGAAAGATTATATTGATGATACTTACGACCAACACTACAGTCAAAATAATTTTCAGGCTACAGAGTTTATTATGGACAGTGGCCACGGTGAAGGTTTCTGTATCGGTAACATTATGAAGTATGCACAACGATATGGAAAGAAAAATGGCAAGGACAGAAAAGACTTGCTAAAGGTTATTCATTATGGTATACTGGCATTACACAATCATGATAAAGAATGTGATAATGAACGGGAAAGTAATGTTCACTATCCTGTGAAATATGAATATACTTAGAGAGAATATATTATGAAATTAAGTGATGAAACAGTATCTGTGTTGAAGAACTATTCTACTATCAACCAGAACCTAATGATTAAATCTGGCCAGGCGTTGACCACAATGTCTGCAATGAAAAATATTGTGGCCAAGTCAACCGTGACAGAAAACTTTGAAAGAGATATTGCAATCTATGATTTGAATGAATTTCTTTCTAGCATGTCTTTGTTTACTACACCAGAGATGGATTTTCAGAATGACTTTGTAGTTATGCGTTCTGAAGGTTCAAATAGTAGTTTGAAGTATTGGTATTCTGATCCGTCAGTTGTTACTAGTGTGACAAAAGATATTACGATGCCAGAATGTGAAGTTAAGTTTTCTCTTTCCAGTGATATCCTTTCTAATGTTCAGAAAGCTGCAGCAGTTATTGGTGCACCTGATATGGTGTTGGAAAGTGGTAGTTTGCGTGTCACTGATAAAAAGAATGACACTGCTAATGCTTATTCAACTGAGGTTGTGAATGGAACTGATGGCATGGATTATAAGTTTTGGTTCAAGGTTGAAAATCTAAAACTTCTGCCCGGAACTTATGATGTAAGTGTATCTTCAAAACGGATTAGTCACTTCAAAAATACAAATGTAGATATTGAATATTTTATAGCTCTTGAACCAGAATCATATTTTAATTCTGATTCTTAAAAGGAGTTTTTGTTATGGATGAATTTCTGTGGGTCGAAAAATATCGACCAAAGAATCTTGACGCATGTGTATTACCGACTAACCTGAAAAACACTTTGAAAGAGTTTGTGGCAAATGGTAATGTTCCTAATGTCACATTTGCTGGTGGTCCTGGCATTGGAAAGACCACCGCTGCAAAGGCACTTCTTAATGAACTGGATTTATCTTATATGATGATTAACGGTTCAGAAGAATCCGGTATTGATGTTTTGAGAAACAAGGTTAAGAACTTTGCCTCTACTGTATCTCTTCATGGTGGTCGTAAGTATCTCATTCTTGATGAGGCAGACTATCTGAATCCACAATCCACGCAGCCCGCGTTGCGTGGGTTTATTGAAGAGTTCAGTTCTAACTGTGGGTTTATTCTAACCTGTAATTATGTCAATCGTATCATACCGGCATTGATATCTAGATGTCCAACGTATGATTTCTCAATACCTAAAGCAGAGAAACAACGACTTGCTCATGATTTTTATCAGAATGCTCTAAACATTTTGGAATCAGAAGATGTTCAGTTTGACCCCAAGGCTGTGTCTGGAATTGTTCTAAGACATTTTCCTGACTGGCGTAGAGTTTTGAATGAACTTCAGAGATATTCTGTCTCTGGAAAAATTGATGCTGGCATTCTTGTTGATATGAAGAGTGACAACATTAAAGAACTCATAAATCATATGAAACAAAAGGAGTTTACAAGTGTTCGGAAATGGGTTGTTGACAATTTGGATAATGATTCAACTCGCTTGTTCAGGAATATTTACGATAGTCTTTATGATTATGTGGATGGCTCTAGTATTCCTCATGTTGTTGTTATATTGGGCGAGTACCAGTACAAAGCAGCTTTTGTCGCCGATCAAGAGATTAACACTTTAGCGTGTCTTACTGAAATTATGGCGAGAACGAAGTTCAAATGATTATTATAGATGGGTTAGTAGAACAACATTATGCTGAATTGATTCATATTCAAATGAGAACAGTTTCATGGGAATATAATTATTCTTCTGTTGTTGGAAAACCAAACAAACATTGGCATAGATTTTGTGGCCATGATGTAGATGAAATTATTGATAATGGTTTTGAATGGTTATTGCCGATTTGGAATAATGCCAAACGTAAACTTAAATTAGAAGACACATATAATA